CGTGACTTGGCCGTTTGACGGTGCGTTAAATGTTATCGGTTGACGAGCGTAGCCACCGCCCGAGACTTCCGTACCGGTGCCAGCGTCAGTTGGGTCGCTTGTAAATAGCGCAACATACACTTGCGACGGACTTGTGTACGGTGTATTTCGTAAAACTGCGTTTAATAATGCGTTTTCAAGGTAATCGCTCATGCTCATCGTTATCGTCCTCCTTCGTTATTGAACCGTAATTGAAACCGCTCCGAGAATCGGCACCTCGTCGTCGTTCAAAATGACGTTAGACACCGCCCCGTTGACGGTTAAATTCGAATAGTCGATGACGCCGTTTGCGTCAAGAATTGCGTTTCCGATCGATGTGTAACGAACAACCGTTTCAACGAATCCGATTTTCTTAAAATACTCCGTTATATTATCGCGAATGTTCGTTTCCACAGCCGAAGGGTCAGCGCCAGTCGTAACCGTGACCGTAACGGAAATGTTAATCGGCACTTCTGTCACGCCGACCACCGTCACGTCAGCGCCAATCGGTCGAACGCTTTCGATATAGTCAGCGACCGCCTGAATAACTTGCGCCGACGGGCTTCGTTTTTCGGAGTCAACCACGACGACCTTAACCGTGCCGTTACCGTTCCATAACGGGTAACACCGTGCGTCAGCTACGCCGGCAATTTCTTTCGCCCACGCTTCATATTGATACTTGTTGCCGCTCGTTTGTGGGCGCGTAACTTTTTCTTTGTACCGTTCGAGTAATTCCTCGTCGGTTTCTTCGTTTATCCCGCCCGTGAAAGGCTCTGCGTTCGTGACTGTTACCACGCCTGACAAATTGCCAAGTACAACCGTAATTTTCCCCGCGTCTACATTCCCGCTCACGCCGCCCTGTTCTGCTTCGGCGTCTACCGTTACCGTTCCGCCGGCAATCGTGCCTTCCGCTTTTGTAACGAAATAAATAGGCGGTTCGCTGTTCGTTGAAACTCGCGTACCAGCCGGAATGACTGTACCTTCCGGTCCTGAGAACGTAAGCCGACCGGTCGATTTAACCGCTGGCTTTCGCGTCAGCCCTTGCTCGGCTGCCCTGCGGTCAAGGTATTCGCCGTATGTCGTGTCGGCGAATCCGAGATTTAACACGTTGTCCATTTCGATGTATGCTTGCGCAAGTTCCGCTGCGGCTGGCGCGAGTAAGTCGTATACAACCGAGCCTTGCCGTTTGTCAATGTCGTCAGGCAGGCGGGCTAACATGCGTTCAAGAATTCGCTCGAACGTTTCGCTTTCAAATTGCGCCACTAAATCGTCACCTCCTCGGTTAGCGTGTCGCCGTCCGTTTTAACAACGGCGAATTCGACGAACACGCCGTCGCCTTCGCGGCGCACAACAAAATCCCGCACGTCAGCGATTCGGTCGTCGTAAATCAACGCTTCACGAATCACGCGCGGGATTTCTTCGTTTAAAAATGCGTCGGTTACGTCGGCACCGATTAAGTCTTCGAGTTCCGAGCCGTATTGGTCATCGTAAATTAAATAACGAAATCGGGCGGTGCGAATTGCTTTGACGATGAATTGTCGGAGCGCCTCATCGTCATCGATAAAATCGCCGATTACACCGTTTTCAAAGTCGAGTTTGTACGTTTTTGACGGTTCAGGAGTTATCATCGTTTCGGTTTGTTCTTCTATCGGCTGTAGAGGCGAAAGCGCCATTAACCCGCCACCACCTTATCGATGACGATATACAATTGTCCGTTTCGGACCGAAGCGACAATGACACGATCGCCCGGCTGGGGGGATGCTTTATTAAACGTTTCCGTCATTACAATGTCATCGCTGTCGAGTTCGACTTTCATATTATCGATTTGAATTCGCAAATTAGGAGGTGCGCTCGTAACTGTCGCCAGCTCAATGTCGACATCTTTGTTATATCCATGAATACGCATAAGCTGAATTAAGCGAGCCGCGCCATCACCTTCTAATCGTTCTTTTGTCGTCATTAGCTCGCCTCCTCGTCTTCATATTCAAGTTCCGGTAGCTCGTCGGTTTTGCTCAACGTGATTGACATCGTGTGTGTTCCGTTTTCATAACGGTGTGAATCGGTAATGACGTAATATCCGCCAACGATTCCGGTCAACGGCTCTTTTACATAAACGGAAGTGCCGGCGATAACGCTGTCGATTCCGATTGCTTCGACCGTTGCTTCGTCGTCAATTGTTCCGTGTTCTTTTAAAAGCTGACGGGCGAGTTGTTCGATTTGTGATTTATTGAGCTTCGAATCGGCATTTTCGAGGTGCTGCATAATGCCGTATTTTTTAATGAGCGCGTCATTTTTGGCCGTGGCTACAATCGGATTTTTGTCGGGGTCGCCTCCGATCACTTTAACCTGCGTTTTCATGTCTTCGATCGATTGCGAATACCGAGCGCTTATGATATTGACGCCGTTTTCGATGATAAACTGCGTTACTTGCGCCTTTCGCTCTTGCAAAACGAGCTTACCGCCTTTGTTGAGCAAAATAAAACGACGCCCCGTGTGCTTTTTCGTTTCGGTTAGCGCCGTGATTATCATGTCGTATAGAGTTTTATCGCGTAATATTAGCTTCGGAATCACATAGCCGGTATCAGCGATAGAGCCGACCGGAATTCCAAAATCGGAACATAACCGCCGAACAATATCGGACGCTTTCATGTTCGTAAATTTCCGCGTATCGATCGACTTTGTTAAATATACGTTTTCGTCGTAGGCGGTTATCGAATGTTTCCCGTCGCTACTGATTTCGTCCGCGAAAATGACGCCGCGAAAGAGTTCGGTTCCGGCGTTGTAAAATCGAATTTCAGCGCCTTTTTCGAATGTGAATATACGCTTGCGTCCGTCGAGCGTGTTTGTTAGCGAAATAGTCAACGTTCGGTATGCCGACATGACGTCGCCCGACCACTCGACGGATGTGACGACGGGCGTAATGTCCGTGTCATTGTAAACGACTTTTATATCAGATTGTCCTGGATTCAGAGCCATCACGGAATCACCAACTTCTGACCCGGATAAATCAAATTCGGATTTTTACCGATGACTTTCCGGTTTGCATCGTAAATTTTGCGCCACTCACTGCCTTTTCCGTAAAACCGTTTCGCGATTTTCCATAGGCAGTCGCCTTTTTTAACGACGTATGTTTTCGGTTTACTTCGACTACCGGGGCGTGTTTTTTGTGGCGATTTATTCGTTTGAACTCTCGCGAACGAGACAAACTGATATTCTTTTAGCGTTATAGAAAAATAAATGTCGCCGGGGGTTCCCGCTTTGCTTGGTTCGTATTCAAATTCGCGAATCGTCACGGGCGTATTAATCGGCGTTCCCGTTGCAATCAGTCGGCAAGGTTTACGCGAATCTCGCCAGCGTTCAAGCGCGTTAATGACGTCCCACGGCTTCGGAATATTTGTGTATTCGCAATAAGTCGGGTTATAGTCGCGCGGCAAAAACGATTCGAATGAGTATTCCTTTAGCTCGCGTTCGCCAATGATCGTGATTTCGCCGAGTTGGTTGACGTTGACGTCTTCGTATCCAAACGGCGACGAAACCGTAATTGATTCGGGATTGACCGGAAATCGGATTTTTTCAGCGCCATTGTTATACGTTAACCAAAATTCGACCGTCATTGCGCCATCGACGCTCCTTTTCGTTCAATCAGCTTCGCCAACTCGTACGCGATTTTCTGAATGTCGGACTCTTGGCGCACATGAAATGTGTTGCCCGAAATCGTCACGCTAACGCCACCACTTGCGCGTCCACGGCGGTATTCTTCCGCTTCGCCGCGCGGTAACACCATTTCGCCGCGGTGTAACAGCGCTGGGAAACGGTCGTATGGAACGTAATTTAAACCGCCAGCATATCCCCGCACCAGCTGTCGTTCTTTGAACAGTCGGTAGTTGTACGATGTGCTAACGTTACGTTTTTCGATTTTTCACCGCCGAAGAATTTATCGTAATAACGTTTAGCGATTCCGGCAACCGTACCCGCGCCGCCGAAAATCATGTTCGCGACCGGATTGCTTGCGATAGCGTCCATAATCCCTTTGGCGATGGCACTACCGATTTTCCATCCGACTGTAATTGCGGCTTCCGCAAGTGGACCTGCGTTGTTTTGAATCGCAGACGCGAGCGCACTGATTAACTTGGTTGTTAGTGATTCGATTTGTGACATTCCGCTCGAATTAAGCCAATTCAAAAAGCGTTGGTACAAATCTTCGATGATAAATTGGACTTTACCCCAAAGTGTTGTGCGTT